AGGTAAAGGATTGCTGGTATGGGACAGAGACCCTGGTGACGACGGGATGTGTCATGGATTTGGAGATACTTCCGGTGGTGGTTCCAATATTGTAGCAGTAGACGGTACACGGCAATTGCGGTATATCAATTGCTGTAAATTATCTGATAATAGAATCGTAATGTGCTGTTATTCACCAGATGCACCATCTAGCGGGTTAGCCTATGCTATTACTTTAGAAGATCCTATTTTTCCTTTGAGACCTACTGTGGGAGCTGCGTGTACATTCCATTTAGGGTTAGCTTATAATTCAAATTGTGTGGCGATTGATGAGACACATTTTATTGTTGCTTATGAAGATATCTCCGATGGCAGTAAAGGAAAAACAATATATTGTACAGTGGACTGGAGTGGAAGAACGATTAACTTTAGCTATGTTGAAACTTTTTCGTCTAACAATATCGGCGGAGGCTTTTATTATGGAATTGGTATGGCTTCTAATTCTAATAGTGTAATTGCTCTATCTTATAGAGATCAAAGTGATAATAATTATGTAAAAACAATAACAAGCATAAGCATAACACCTCCCGTGCCAATGCCAACTAAAGCATTATCAGCGGTATCGAAAACGGAAAAATTAGGGATAGAAGGAGAAGAAGGTTCGGAGATAACAAGCATAACAAATTTAGAAATAGAAGCGGGAAAAAATGGACAAAGTATATCTAGGACATAGCAATACCAATAATTTTATTTTAAAAGCAAATAATTCGGCTGTTGATTTAGCCGGGGTTACGCAAATGACGCTTACATTCGGTAGTTCCGCCCTTGTATCGGCAAATTCTACAGCCTCAATTACCTGGAATCAGGACGGATATGCTACCGGAGAAGTAAGATTACATTTAGGGATGCTGGCGACATTGTCAACGGGTATATATGAGGCTCCGTTGATAGTATACGAAAGCACTGACGCCAATGGGAAGGTATGGGGGAATATTCCTCTACACGTAATGGAAGAAGTTGAGGGGGCGACATGAGATCATTATCTGTTAGTTCAATATCTACTCATGAGCCTCTTACTTTGGGGGCTGTTAAAGATCACCTTAAAATACAATCCACGATGGAAGATCGGTTGGTTAAAGGTTATATAAAAGCAGCCAGGATCATTTTGGAAAATAAAATTAAATGCGCTCTTATCCCTACTTCCTTTCAAATGAAACTTGATGTATTCCGCGACACCGTGACGATCCCGATGCCTCCGCTATCATCCACATCGGCGGATGTGGTAATAACATATATAAATTCAACCGGGGGCACATCCACCTGCAGCGCGACAAATTACACTGTAGATTACAAATCAACGCCGGGCAAAATATACCTGGCCCATGATGCATCCTGGCCGACAGATGTGCGCGACGTAGAGGGGGCAATAAGTGTTGCATTTCGCTCCGGATATACCACCGCGACCATTCCGGAAAATGCCAAATTATGGCTCAAAATGCGAATAGGAGTAGCATATCTACACAGGGAACCGATCATACAAGGCGGATCTCTAAACTATATTAAAACCCCATTCTTTGACGGTCTGGTGGATGATTTATTTAACTACTCAACTGAGTGACAATTAAGAATTAGGAATTAGAAATGAACGCAGGACGGATGGATAAATTATTAAGTATAGTGGAATCAATTAGCACCGCAAGGTCAACAGATGGCGCACCTATACTTACTATATCGACGCTATCATCCAATATTTGGGCGGAGTTTAAACCCGTTACGGGTCGTGAAACCTTTATAAATGAAGCTATCCGCTATGAAGCCGATGCGGTAATAACTATGAGATATTCTTCTTTTGTTAATGAGGTTCGCCAAATAAAATATAACAGCAATTTTTATGATATAAAGAAATTTATTAACTTCTATGATAAGAACGTAGATATTCAAATGCTTGTCAGGATGGTTCGATGACGAATGACTACATTGATGTAGAAATAAAAGGCCTTGATAAAACAATGAAAGCGCTGACGGCTTATGGCGTTCATGCACAGACCAAAGGCGCCGTTGCGATGACAAGGGCTACAAGCAGAGTCTTTGCAAAAAGGACAAAAGAAAACTGCCCGGTTGGAGTAAGAGGCATTGAAGGCTCAAGTAAACGTGCCGATAAGGCGCCGGGCAACTTAAGAAATTCCATTAAGAGCGTCAGAATACTCAAGAGAGCGCAAAAGGCAATTTATTACAGGGTTGGATTTACCCAGGGCAGGAAGTATAAATATGACGGGTGGTATGCCAATATTGTTGAATTTGGCGCTGCTCCGCATACGATCCCGAAAAATGGCAGAAAGATCCGGATGAGAATAGGGGATAATTATTTCGTTGGACCCATTAATCATCCTGGCCATGTTGGCACCCGGTTTGTTACCAGGTCTTTTGAGGAGTCATACGGCACGGCTATCCAAAAAGGGGTCAAGGCCTTCGATAGAACACTGAAAAAGTTTAGAGGGTTTTAAAAATGTCTTTATATAACAGGATATATGAGAGCTTAACAACTTCTACGGCGCTTATGGCTTTAACGACCAAAGCATATCCCGAAGTTAGGCCACAGAATAGCGGGACTCCGGCAATAGTGTATAGAAGAATCGGAGGAGGCAGAGAAAATACTTTAGATGGTAATTATGTAAGCTTAGAAAATCCTCGGGTAGAGGTTAAGGTTTTTGCAACGGCTATAGATGCGCGGCGAGTTATTGGGGATGCAGTAGTTACTGCAATTACGGCGTCAACGTGCTTTTCTGCCATATCCGCCATGGCGCCGTATGACGATTATGACCCGGCAGGTAGGGAATATAGAAGGATTCTTGATTTTTCAATCTGGAATCATGAATAAACAAGGAGAATGTTATGGCTTTAGAATCACAAGGGTGTAGGTTTTTTTGGAGTACCGCGACCGCAGGCGCCACGGTAGGAGCTGTAAGCACAGCAACGAAAGTTGGGGAAATTACCGATTTTAATGGCCCTTCGGGAGGCGCGGCAGTTATAGATGTAACGCATTTAGAATCAACTGCTGTTCAGAAATTAATTGGCCTGCCCGATGAGGGCCAGTTTACTTTTTCGGTTAATTTCAACCCGACGGACGCAGGACAGGTAGCGCTAAGGACAGACAGGGCAGCAAGACAAAGAAGGGCTGGAGTTCTTAAATTCAACAATGCTGCCACCAACGCCATTAAGTTTGACGGTTATTGTCAGACATATACCCCTGGCGGGTCAGTGAACGGGAAATTACAGGCAAACATAACCCTTGAAATCACCGGCGCTGTATCGTATACAACCGCATAAAAGGAGAATATTATGGCAATTGAATCACAGGGAACCAAATTTAGAAGGGCGTCAACCGTTACGGTAGACAGCTCTGCTTCTACCGCTATGGATATTACCGCGACTGTAATTAATTGCACAGGTGTTATTGATTTTACGGCGCTTGGGTTTACAACCTCTATGTTGATTAAATGCGATGCTAAAGACACTGCCGTTTATGCCGTAAAATCAGTTGCGGCAACTGCTATTGCTATAATGGGCTCATTTCAAACTACCGGCGCGACAAATATTGTTATCACAGGTTATGATATGGGGGCGATTGGAGAGGTAACGGATTTTAGCGGTCCGGGAGGCGGCGCGGCTGTGATAGATGTAACACACCTTGAGAGCACTGCTATCACAAAACTAATTGGCGTGCCCGATGAGGGCCAGTTTTCAATGAGTTTAAATTACAATGCGACCGATTCCGGACAGAACGGATTAAAAAGCGATCGCGCCGCTCGAGTCAAAAATTTGTATGATATAAAATTTCATGATTGTGATGAGTCAGCGTCAGCTATGCCTAGTCGTGCCGCCTTTTGGGGCTATTGTCAGACATTCTCGGAAGCAGGTGCAGTAAACGGAAAAGTAAGCGCAAATGCCGGACTCGAGATCACCGGTGCGGTACAATATACTACAAAAGTAGCAAGCTAAACAATTATTAATTATTAAAAAGAGAGGAGTTTTAAAACTGTATGTCAGAGAAAAAAGAAATCGGAAAAGAAATAAAAAATTGTAAAAAAGTAACAAAAGAACTTTTATTTTCATTGATTAGCAAACGCCTTAAGATCGAAATAGAGGGGTTTGGTGGTGATGTCTATGTAAAAGCAATGAGCGGGCATGAACGACGCATATTTCATCAAATGATGGCGGATGACAAAGAAAAAGACGTTAATGGTGCACCGATTACAATGATCCCGGTTCTCATAGCTTTATGCACGGTTGATGCCGACGGGGAGAATATCTTTGGAATCACCGATGCCGATATTAAAGAGATCGATAAAAAGCTTTCTTCTACAGTACAAAACAAGATATTTGGCGCGGCTGCTAAACTAAACGGTTTAACAGATACCTCGGTGGACGAAAGCGTAAAAAACTAGAAGCAAATTATGTGGAGTTTTTCATTATGCGCCTGGCGCATGATTTGCATATGACCCGTGCCAGGCTACTATCAGAAGTTGACAGTCGTGAAATTACCGACCAACTGGCTTATTATGTTCTCCTTAAATTAAGAAGGAAAGAGGAAGAAGAAAAGAAAGAAAAAAAACCGGAGGTAAACTTGCAAGAGAAGTTCAAATGTCTGGTTGGTAGTAAGATTATCAAAAATAAATCTTTCAAAAAAGGAAAGAAAAAGTAAATGGCTCAAAAAGTTGGTGGCGTCTTAATAGACATCCAAACCAATGTCGCCAAAATTCAAAAGGATTTTGGCAATATTAATAATACAATTAAAAAATTTTCTTATCAAACCAAGAAAGAATTGCGCTCCATAGGGATAAATTTAGCTACTGCTTTTAGCGTATACAAAATTAAGCGGTTTATCACCGAAGGTGCAGCAACCATTAACATGATGCAGGACATGGCGCAGGCTGCGGGTATTTCAGCAAAGAACTTTCAAGGGTTGGCCCAGGCGGCTTCTTACTCCGGTGTTGAGGCAG